CATTGAACTAGTTTGTGCAGCAGTTATAAATGACGAGGTATTACTGCTTAATACATATGGACTAAGCATTGAAGCAGTAGTGCTAGTTAATACATACAAAGGGGCATATGATGCTGTAGCAGCATAAGATGCTGTACCTTGTAGTGAACCTGTTACACCTCCAAATACATTCAATGAACCTGTGACGACCAATCCACTTCCAGATACTAACAATGAACCAGTAATCACAGCCGAACCACTGAAAGGGAAGCCTGCTCCACTTCCTGCGTTTATGGCATAGGAAGCTGTGGTAGCATAACTAGCTGTTGCCACAGACATTGAGCCCGTTTTAGATGCGTTTATTACTGTATTATCGTAATAGATGGCGTTGCCTGAGGCAGATACGTATCCATTTCCATTCAACGTGAAGTTTGGGGTTCCCATCAATACTAATAAGGAACTGTTAGCATCGTTTGTATTATTACCAACTACTCCGATAAACTGTGTATATCCAGAAGATGGAACTGTTTTGGATAAAGTTCCGTTATTTCCTAGATAAACTATATCACCATTAGTGTACCCTCCTAAAGGTATTCCTTTTACCGATCCATTTACCACATACCTACCACTAGAGCCTACTGGTACATCTTCGATAGTTATGCCTAAAGCTGGATATTGGGGCAAGTTTGCGCTAGCTGTGGTGACAACCGAAGAGCTGTTGATACAAATAGGTGTGCCTAAAGGAATTGTAGAGGTCCCTGTATTTGGAAACTGAATTATTATTTGGTTTCCTATTTGAGTAGGTTTTCCATCTTTACCTATGTAGTAAGGAACATCAAATCCAGCAGTTCCTGGCTTTGCGTACAATACTATCGACCCTGTTACACCGGTAGGATCTGTTGAATTAGATAGTAAGGTAAGACTGCCCGATAACTTTAGAGATCCAGTAATAATTGCTCCACTTCCTGATACGAGTAGGGAGCCACTGATGGTTTGATTTCCATTAAATCTATTCGATCCTGTAGTCGCTAGTGATGCACTTACAGAAGTAAATATTGGATCTTTTTCATTGTAATAAGAGGCTGTGGTTGCATTTGATGCTGTGCCAAATAATGAACCGGCAATACTTCCAGACACGGTTAGGGATCCAGTAATGCTAATTCCGCTTCCAGATACGAGTAGTGAACCTGTTATTGTTGCACTACCGCTGTACGGAAAACCGGCTCCGCTTCCTAGATTTGCTAATGAGGCACTTAGCAGCTGTCCTTTATATTGGAATGCAGTTATTTTATACGGTAACTGATACGTGCCAGGATTTGCTACAACTAAAATACCAGTCACATAATCAAAGAACCAGTTTATAGGATCTGTTGTGAAAATTTGAGTATTATTGAAATCTGTTAATTGAACAGAATAGTTTGCTCCATACTTATCACTAATAAAATTTCTCTGCAGCCAAGATTGGCTTATAGCTGTTCTAGATATAGGGGTTCCAGCAGTAGTAAATCCTGATCCAGATAATGCGTAGAAAGATTGACTTACAGTAGGACCTGCTATTGGAGTTAATACGAAGCTTGTATATTTAGTAGCAACTCCGCTACTCAGTGCTGAGCCTGTGTCGTTGTAAGGCACTGTCTGAGACCATATTTCATCGTAGGTTACATTGACAGTGTTTGCGCCCTGTTCTTCATAGAATTGCTTAAGAGTTGAACTAAACTCTTTGTTAACAAGGGTTTTAAACGATTTATCTATCTGCGATGATGTTGGGTATGTTTGTGCCATTTTACTATTTTATTATGCATAAGTGATGGAAGTAATTGAAGTAGTTAAGTTAGCTCCGTTATATTTTACGACTAATACTACTCCTAAAGTACCTATATCAGTAACTGAGCCAAGGCTCCAGTTAACAATCAAAGAACCTGCACTCCATACTGGGGCTGCTCCTTGGTAAACACCGTTTATAGATGGGTTTGTTCCAGTATTGTTATTTAAGGCTCTACCAAGATCCCATATATAATTATTTTGATCACCAAATTTTACAAATGCTATTTCTAAAGTATTTGCTGTATTTCCCCCCCATGGTGATATTGATATAGAGGATGGGGAAGTAAATGTGAATACTCCACTAGTAGCGTTAGAAGTACCCTTAAAGAATCTATAATAATACTGTTGAGCTGCAGTAAATCCTGAGTAGTCTCCTCCAGCTGCTGCATTACCGTTTACTAGTCTTCCATTTTGAACCTGTAAATTACCGTCAATTAATGCACTTCCTGAAGACCAGGTAGTTCCAGTAAAACTCGAGTATCTATAGTATTCATCTAAAAAGGGTTCGTATAGTAGGGTTGATTGGTGAGAAGCGTATGAATTAATTCTATAATTATAGCCACTACCTACAGTATAGGCAGCGGTTGTATTAGCTTTAGTTGGCTTACTACCAGTAACACTTACTACAGGCAAGGATTGTCCCGAGGTTTTACTAGCCAACAGTGGCGCTGTTATCGTCAATCTCACTACATCGCTTCCAGATGGTGCTGCACTTCCTGTTGTGATCGTAGTAATGTAAGGGGATGTAAACGATAAAGGAGTTGGACCTGAGTATGCTGGGTTGAATAAATTGCTAGCCGTTACAGATGCTGTGAAGGTACCTGTATTTACATAGGCAATGCCACTCATTGAAACAAAACTAGCAGGAGTTAAAGAAGCGTTAAAGTTAGTAACTGTTGGTGCTGGAAAATCTATAGCTCCTCCTACGTAGTATAGTTGAGTTGTATTGGACGTACCTGCAGTATTGTCTGCTGTCATATAGTACTTATATGATCCTGTAGCCATAGTATCTGATAAAGTGGCTTTAGCTATGGACCAGAAGTTATTATATACAGCAATATTGTTAATAGTAATTTTGCTATTAGGTCCAGTACTAGGGCCATTGGCTAGTGAAGCTGCGTCTATACTAAGGAAACTCCCTGTACCTACAGCTCGACTAGCTGTTACACCCCCCACTAAAGTAGTGTAATCGGTACCGGTAAACTTACTACCAGCTCTAAAATAGCTAGCAGAACCTGCAGTACCTGGGTTAGATACTAAGGATATTGCTGGGTTTGTCGTAAGGCTAGTTACTTGTGTGTTTGCAAGATTGCCTACGTACCATTCTGGGTTTAATCCAGCTGCTATATAGCCAGTAAAAACATTAGCACTGTTACTGTTAACTAATGCAGTGCTGGTTAGTGCGTTAGCTTGTGCAGGAACTATTAGATTAAACGCAGTACTTATTTCATTTAAAGCACTTGCTAGGGCAGTTGTTGATGTAAAATCCGTAAAAAATCCACTATAACCACCAGCCGGAGCGCCTATAGCAATACTGCCTGATACACTAAGTGAGCCTGTGACAGCTATTCCGCTTCCGGATACTAGTAATGAGCCTGTAATAACAGCTGAACCACTGTAAGGAAAAGCTACTCCACCTCCTCCGTTTAAGGCATAAGAAGCAGTTAGAGCATATGAGCTCGATATTGCGTTTGACGCAGTGCCATACAGTGATCCTGTAATACCTCCAGCCCCAACAGTTAGTGAAGGGTTGATAGTCACCCCACTACTTGATATTACTAATGTTGGAGTATAAAAATTACCGTTTGTGCTAATCTCAATGCTATTATCTATCTCAGATCCTATTGCAAAGTTTCCATTATCCCATCCAAAAGCCTCTCCAACAGGATCGATTATTGAGTGCGAATCATTAAATATTCGAAATGCCCAAGGACCCTGGTTAACACCGTGAATTGATAAGGCACTATTTCCAGAACTAGATATGAATACGTCCTGATACAGAGGATTAACGTAGGAAGCTGTGTCAGCGTTGATGGCGTGAGAAGCACTTACACTAGTTGGAACTTGAGTAGAAGCTACTACCAATCCACCAGAAGTAAATAAGTAGTTACCATCCGGTATAAATGGAAGTGATAAACTTCCATTAAACACATTAGATCCTGATGTTAGAAGAGATCCTGATATGATTATAATGTCCTCGTTGACACCGTTTAAAGCATTAATTATTCGAAGTAAGTGCTCTGATTTAATGATCGCTCCTGGCTGTATTCCTGTAGTTGGAATAGTTCCTCCTGTTGGATATGGAGTGTATACAATCACTGGCCCAGCTACATTGCTTCCAGATATAAACTGAACTGAGGAGCTTGGTATGTTATAGCCAGTCAGACTATTAATATAGCCAACAATTTGATTCACAGAGCCGCTTCCAACCGGGTTTCCTCCTTGGCTAATCACTACGTTACTGCTCGTAGGAACGTTATATCCTGTAAGATTATTAATTTGACTTATTATAGTGCTTAATTGACTCATTAATTTACTGTTTCTGTGTTAAATACTATCTTACATAGGCTGTAAGTCTTCATTTGCAGCTGTGCTAGATATGCGTTTATGGAGTCTGGAATCAAGTATCCATTTAGATTTAAAGTAAAGTTTGTTCTCACTAGCCTATCCTGTCCTGTTTCATAGGTTAAATTGTCGTCAAAGCTTTCAATTTTCGCTAGAAATTGGAATTTGGAAGGATCCCCCCAATAGGAATTGGAAGCGAAATTTAACGCTTCTATTAGCTTGTCCATCTGCTCTACAAAATTTGTCCATACTATGCACTTATATTGTAAGGTAACATAGTCAGGAGTTACTACAACCACATACTCATCCTCTAGTTTTTGACCTTGTAAGATGTGAAAGTTATCATAAACGTTTCTTTTTGAGAAGTTCTTCTTAAATAACTGTACGTTTTGCACTCTATTACCATCCAACTTATTACCTAAAGTCCTATTTTGAGTCATAGACTCTCTTTTAAACATTAGTAATGGAGACATTAACCTTGATTGACCATCTCTATAGTATCCATCTCTCTGTACAGATTTCCATTTTTCAGGAGATCCGTATATGATTGGTACGTTTACTTTGTTGTTATTTTGAAAAACTGATAGCTTTAGGACGTCCGTAAAATAGTGCATGATGGCCTCATCTATATCTTTGATGCCAATTGAGAACTTTTTATCCTCAACATCTTTCATAGAGACCTCATAAGCACGATTAAACTCAGGCTGTCCTGGTTTAAACGGCTCTGAATAGATAATATTGGGGTTTCCTACCTCTGTATCGTAGGGAGTCACCAAGCTATCCAGGAATTCTCTTCTATTTTGGGGTCTTATATCTGTCATAATTATAGTCTTGCTTGTGTAATACCTAATCTTTCCGGTGTGGTAAAGTGACAATCTATGGAGATTGAGAAGCTTCTTCCGAAGTTTTCAAGTCCTGGAGAGTAGCTGTAGGTCGGATCTTTACCTAAGATTAGCTGATTTTCGTTTACGTTATCCACTTCGTAGTATAGTTCATTGTACATTACAATATCCCCAATCTCAGGAACAATGTTTGCATCTTCTAAACTATCATGTAAGAACCTAAATGTAACATCTCGTCTTGTGTCTGGACCCATGTCCTCGTTTAAAGTCGTGAAGTCCCCTCTTACAATCAAGCAATTTATTAAAACTGGTCCTATGTAATCCTTTACAAGAGCTTCTCCGTATACGTTTATAGGAGTTTTTTGTAAAATTATCTTATAATACCCTATTTGCTGAGTGATTATATTATCTACAACCTCTCTAGCTACTCCTCTAAACATGTTTATGTCTCTTGTTGATCCAAATAATGCCATTATCCTATGTAAATTTGAAGTGGTATATTAGTTAATGTGTTGTTTAACGATTGATTCTCTGACTGCTTTCTCTCCAATTGCGCTTTTCTTGTCATGTCATCAAGATCATTTCTTAGTTTTTCACGTAAAGCTTGCTTTGTAGTTTGAGCTCTTGATACTAAATCTGAACCGTTTAACGTGACTTCTGCACCTGGAACTGGTACTTGTGAGTACTTTCCTCTTACATCTCCTAGAGTTTCCATAGCATTTGCCATGGTGTATTCCCTAATCCACTGCTTTCCTGGTTGATTTATTTGTAAATATGTGATATTTCCGTATGGAGCAAGCCCTGGATTTGCTACCAATCCTGTATTATTACCGTAAGGACTGTTGCCTATTAGGTCTGTCATTTGGGATAAGTATGAATACTGTATCCAAAGAAGTCCACCGTCGCTTTCAGGAACTGGCATTATTCTTAACATGGATCCTATTACTTCGAAAGTTGCGTGAGCTCTACGCACATAGTTTGACATTTCAATTTCTTGAATTCTTTGAATATCCCAGAATACTGGAAATAGCATATAGCTTACTCCTGGAGAGTAACTAGCCCATCCAAAATTTTCAGATACTCCCTGGTAATTCAAAGAACCTCCTATGTACGGATCGTAGTATTGGTTCTGAGCTGGGGGAGCTTCGTACATAATCCTTTGTAGGATTAGTTTATCTGTTGGATTCATTCCCTGACTAACTGCCCAAGCCTGTAAATCATATAGCTGTACGTTTTGAGATAGCGTAATAGAGCCAGTTTGCCAGTTAACAAATCCCCCAACTCCAGCTTGCTGTCCGTAAGTTGTTGAGATATTAACTACGTTTTGTAGATTTGGATAAACAACAACATTGTTTAAAGCTGATCCTGTACTAGCTCCTTCTAGGGATAGATAATTATCTTTAATTTTTGATTGGTAAACTTCCTCAGCATACACAGAAACTGCATCTTCAAATGCAGCATAAAAGTTTACGTCTTGCAGTTCAACCTCCATTACAGGATAGCCTAGCTTATTTGCGCAGTAATTTGCGATTCTAGGACCATCTGCTTGGAATTGTAGATCGTTATCATAAAATCCAAAAGGAGTTGAACCTGAGATAGGTCCTGGATTTCCTGTGTATATGATTGGGTTTGCCATATTTAGTCTCTAAGTGTTTTGTATATTTCTAGTATTGGTTCTAGGATTGGATGCCTGTGATTTGTTTTTAAGTGCATTGAGGCCACTCCTTCCACCTGTCCAGCTATTGCTTTGTTAAAAAAGAATAAACCAGACTCTTTTTTGTTTTTTAAATCTATTTGAGATACATCTCCTGCTATAACCATCTTAGAACCTACACAAAGTCTTCCAATAATCAGTTCTAATTGACTGTCTGTGATATTCTGTGCTTCATCTAGGATAGCAAAGCTATTTGAGAAGTTTCTACCTCTCATAAAAGCGATAGGAATAACTTCAATAACATTTTCTGAGATCAAAGAATCTATCTTTTCTTTGTTATATAACCTGTACAAGTTATCAAAGACTGGTGCTACAAAAGGATCTAGCTTATCCTTCAATCCTCCAGGAAGAAATCCAATTTCCTCTTTTGCTGTAACTACTGGTCTTGCGACGATTATCTTTTCAATTTCACGATTAAATAATGCATCTAAGGCCGCTTGACATGCTACTAGGGTCTTACCTGACCCTGCCTGCCCTGTTAGGAGCGTTATAGTGTTATCTACTATGAGAGCTTTTGCCTGTTTTTGCTCTTCGTTTAATTGAATCGTAAACTTAATTGGATTCTTAGGCTTACGTTTTTCTCTAAAAGCTTGATCCGTTGTTTGAGTCATTAGAACTATTTGATATAAATAGTTTCAGCCTATGAATAAACACCCGTCATTTCCAGCCCTTCGTAATGTTATCCAACCAAGGTAGCATTTGTAGATTTGAAAATTGTCCTATTTGTTCTGGGGGTATGTTGTTATTGAAGCCTTTGCGTATACTTTCTATATGATCTAGCGTATAAGCACCTTCTTCTCCATTCACCCCTCTCTTGTCATAGTTTTCTAATAAGTGTAAAGGCTGCTGGTTGGTGGTTCTCCATACATCTAATTTATAAGCTTTCCATGCATCTAAGCTACTTCTATAGTCTTCGTAAGTTTCGTATCCGTTTCTTCTAGCTACTTGTAGCATCCTGGTTTCAAACCGATGCCAACCTATGTTTTCAGCTACCACGCTGCCCTTTTTTACTTTGTAGCTATTTCTGCTTCCCTTAGGTCTGCCTGGTATTTTCTTGGTGCTAGCTGCTCTACCCTCTTTTCCAGCGCAGGGAGGACATCGTAGAATGCCCGTCCTACCTAGCTTTGTTTTAGCATTTCTCCAGCTGCCTACATTATCGTAAACTAAGCTCTTTCCGCAGCTTGTACACGTGTGTTGTCTTTTATCTGCCATAATTCCTTTATTATAAATATCATGACCCTATTGTTAAACCTAAAAAAACTGGCTTTTTAGGGCCAGTTTCTTTTTTATTTTACGAAGTGTTATAGTTACACTACGTTTAGATCTGCTACTAATAGTGTTGCATAGTACTCTGGACGGATCATTTTCTTCGCATATCTAGTCATTATACCCTTGCGCGGAGTAAATGTCTGAGGATCGTAGATTAATGGAGTCATGATCAATGGCACGTAAGGAGCGTATACAGCACCACACTCAAGGAACTGATTACCACGGAAACCTAATAGGATTGTGTTTTCAGTCATGTATGGGTTTTTGTATACTTTGTAACGGCTATTTAATGCACCAATCTTCTGAACACCAAATGCATATTTCATTGTATCTGCTGCACCGTCAGTATCAGCTGCGAATCCTGGGATTGATTCAAGGATTGTAGCTACTGTTGGAGAACATACCATAAAGTTAGCACCACCTCTTAAAGTTCTTTGGTGGATGATGTTAGAAAGTTTTTGTAACTTGATACCAATTGTTTGGAACCAAGACATTTGGTTGTAGTATGCACCTGCAGTGTTACTATTGAAACCAGACTGAGTTGCATTGATTTGGTTACCAATTTGAGCTGACCAGTAGTCAGAAGTTGGAGCATTTTGAATAAGCATATCTAAGATCTCAAGATCGATTTCTAAAGAGATGTACTCAGAAAGCATACCAGTTAATTCAGCTTCAGCATCTAGTGAGTGGTAAGCATTAAGATCTTGAGCAAACTCAGGAGTCCATTGTGCTTTTAACTTACGAGTCTTAGCAGAAATTGTTTCACTTCTCATTTGAACGTTGATCTCAGGGATAACGATTGACTGAGTTGAAGCATTGTTTGGAACAGCGTAGTTAGAACCACCAAATCCATCTTCGAAATCACCACGTTTGTTGAAATCAGTCGCCTTGTTATACTCCACTACATAAGAACCGTTAGCAGCTAATGCTGTGTTGTTTACCAAGTAGAAGTTAACATATGCACCACCAGCACTTGCAGAAGTTTCAGTAAGAGATTGGATGTTATTAGCAGCTGTTACAGCAGAAGCTGATACTACAATAAATCCACGAATACTATTTAGATCTGCGTTAACTAGAGAGCTTGTAGGAATTGATAACTTAGTGATCTTGCTTGCTGCAACGGATGCAGAGTAATCAGCGTTAAAATTAACATCATAGTATACTGCTGAAGAGCTTAGAGCTAATGAGCTAGATACAGATGCAGAGAATTGGTTGATTGAGTATCCAAATCTACCAGCACCATAAAGACCACCAGCCTTATCGTTACCAAAAGTAGAATCACCTACTATAGTTTGGTTACCATATACTGAGTTAGTTCCTGGAGTAGTGTTGAATGGATCCTTGTTGTTTCCATATTGGAAATCTAGGAAGAATACTAAACCTGCAGGTAGGTTCATTGGTTGAACTGAAACGAACTCTTTAGATGCGATTTGACCAAAGATCTTACGAACTAATGGTAAAGCTACACCAGCCCATTGTTCACCAACACCTGGAGTGAAAGTTGCACCTGTAGTAGAACCTCCACCTGATTGTGAAGCTTCGATTACTAGTTGCTTTGCTTGGTTTTCAAGGATCATAGCCATAGTGTTACGGTTATAATCGGTTAGACCTTCTAAAAGGCCAGATTTAGCCCATTTCTTGGCTAATCTTTGAGATACTCCCATTTGATCGTGGTATGGGTTAGCACTCTCTAATAGTGAATTTACTAAGTTTGACATTGTTTAATTGTTTTTGTTTTTGTTTGTTTAATTTTTTATTTGATACCGGCAAGAGTTTTCCATCTTGTTACCATTGCATCAACTTCTACTATTGGTTTAGACTGAGCTGTACCAATTGGTTTTGAAGCGTAGCCAAATGATTCTTTAATAGTTGATTTTTTAGCAACAGTTAAAGATTCGTTTAATGTTTTGTAAATGTTTTCAGCCTCTCTAACAGTTGTTGCTCTATCGAATGCACTTAGAACTTTTACTTTTTGAGATTCTGTAAGGGACTTACCTTTCCAAAGTTTGTTAACATATAAAAGCTTTGCATTTAGTAGATTAGTTTCTTGAAGTTGTGATCTCATTTCTTCGATTGCCTTCTTAGCTGCTTCTAGGTCTTTTTTAAGCTTCTTAGCTTCGTCAACTTGGATTTCACCATGTGCGTACTTTGTTGGAACTCTTTTGTGAACAACCTCAGCTCCTGGATTAAGGTTTTCTTCCATACTGCTTTCATCTTCAAGTTCAGCTAGGATTTCATCAAGAGAAATTTCTTCCTCTTCACCCGCTTCTTCACCTGCTTCTGGAGCTTCTTCTGGAGCACCACCTTGTAGTTGAGCGAACACATCACGGAAGATGTCTTTTAGTTCGCCTACTGTAATGTCAACAACTTGTTCATCGTCTGGAGCTTCTTCGCCATCCATTTCTGGAGCTTCTTCGTCGTCCATTTCCATTTCCTCGTCGTCGCCATCTTCCTCGGCTTCTTTGATTGAGCTTTTAGCTGCTTTGTAGTTGATTTCTTTGTCAGCAGCCTTCACTCCGCTACCTAACCTAGTTTTTTTATCCTTAGCTTCGTCCATAGCATCTAATTCAGCTAGGATTTCATCTAAAGTTGCTTCTTCCATGTCAGATTCTTCGTGAACAGTTCCTTTGAAATCTCTTTTGTAACCATCAGCTTTGTTAGAGGCAGCTACGTTAAGACCTTCCTCCATCTCATCTTCGTCCATTTCACTGCTTTCTTCCATGTCGTTTTCAGCTAGTTTTAAACGAAGCGCTTCTTTAATTCTTGGTTCAAAAGCTTCTGCTAGTGTTTCTTTGGCTGCAGCCATTGCTGTGTCACGCACTGCTCTTGCATCAAGGATTGCTTGTTTGTACAAATCTTGGTTTGTCATTTTGTTAAATTGTTTGTTGTTTGATTGCTTATTAAGATTGGAAGCAATATATGGGGTATAAATTTATTTGCATGCTATATTAGATGGATAGCATATTACCCTCATAAATAGTAGGTAGATCCCTAAAACAGAAAAATCCGTAGGATTTCTACGGACTTTTTTTTAAAATATTATTTTTAATGGAGTTTACCTAAGACAACACGTACCTGCTTGCGTACAAATGATATCAGATATTAATCTGTCAATTGAACTACGCTCTTTGTTAGTTTGTTGTGGATTGTAGCCTTCCTGTAATCCTCCTACCGGCTTTACGTAAGCTCCATAAGTGCTTGGTGTTGAAACGAAATCCCAGCATACTAGCTCAAGATCCTCTCCAACTTGCACAAGACCTTCTCCTATTGGAGTTACAGATCCCATCGCTCTTGATGATACCCCAACATTAATTCCAGCAAGAAATAGCTCTCTCAGAATATTTCCAGACGGGGTTGGTAATATTTCAAATTCTCCGTAGAGTTCCTTACCTTCCCACCAAAGTCTTGTAATATTATGACAAACATTCTTTAGGTTTATGATACTTGATTCTGGATGATCGAGTTCTCCAAGAGCTCTCTTTTCTGTGATCGGACCTTGTATGTATAGGTCTACTTGCTTTCTTAGAGTATCGAAATCGTAAATCCTCTTATTAGCATTAGGTTGATCAGCAGCCTGCACCTTTCCAGATACTAGGAAGGGTTTATTTGGACTCATCCTCGCTTCACTAAGTTGTCTTGGTAAAGGTTGGAATGGTAAATATTCTATAAGAGTTTGTTTATTCATATTAAATGTCTACTGCTTGACCGCTTGTAAAAGCCTTGCTTATGCTTGCTTTTGCTGTTGGGTCTGCTATTTTATTTATTCTTGTTAGGCTAGCTTCATCGTGGCTTGCATCTCCAGTTTTAGCTGTTAAAACCTCATCCATATCCTCAACTTCACTGGCTGGCTTTAGTACGTTTGTTTGGTAGTGTTGAATGTTACCATCTTTAAACTTTACATAAGCTGTATTATCTTTCGTAAGCTCTTCAATCGTACCTCTTTTACCATCAGGAGTTACAACCTCATGTCCTGCTGCGTAGATTGGAGCTGGTTTAGGTATCGCTTGGAACTCTTTTAGGATGGTTGCTTTTAATGCTTTGACAGCTTCATTAGTTGTTCCTTTTTCTAATCCGTCAATATCTATGGTGTAGGCTGTTCCACGTACCATATAGACTGCTTTTACCTTACCTTGCTGTTCTATGAAACTACTAATAGCAATCTTTTCGCCATTATCTACAGCAGTCGCAGCGTCTCCTTTACTAAAAGTTTGACCTTCATCGTTGGTAGCTTGTAGTATTCTTCCTTTTTCGTCTTTCTTGATTTTATATTTCTCAGCATCGGCTGGTTTATTCATCCAGTAACCTAGAGCTTCTTTCAGTTGCTTAACTCCTTCTGGATTTTTACTAGCCTTTTCTTGCTTACCTAAAGTTGTTTTAGTGTTAGCTTGTTCGTTTTTCTTAGCAGTTTTCATCTCATTAGCCTTGTTAACTAAGTTATCTTTCTTGGCTGGTTCGGCTCTTTGAGCCTTGTCCTTCTTTTCAATCTCTTTGTAGTTAGCTATAAGCAGGTGTCTATAAGCATTTGGATCTTTTGTAAGAGCTTTGTATGCTTTTTCTTTAGCTTTTGCTGCATTTTCATCTGTTACAGCTGGCATTTTTTCCAACTCATACACTGTACCTTTCATTAATTGAATGTAATCAACGTGGTTTATACTCGGTACTTCTTTTTGTTTTTTAGCTTCTTTAAGAGGCTTTTTGGTTTCTTCTAATCCACGTTTACGTCTCCATTGAGCATCGTCGTGAGCTGCTTGACCTCTTGTCTCAGCATCCATCGCTTCTTTCAACTTCTTATCTAGTAATCCCAAAGCAACACTCTTATCTGAGTGATTTGAAGCCTGAATTGCTTCTTTTGCAGCAAGTAGCTTACCTGGATCGTTATCAAAGTCACCATCAAATAGAGCTTCAATTACTTCACTTACAGTAGTCTCTGTCGGTAGAGACTCACTTAAGATTCTCTTTCCTTTAAGGATAGTAATCGCATCTATGTAAGATGTGGTTGGAGCTATGTACTGAGGTAATGACATACGTAAGTTACGCATGAAGTTTGCCTGAGACATTTTACCTTCTTTCAGGTCCTTATATTGGCTATTGATGTTCTTCATATTGTATAAATATTAATTATCTTCCCTGACCACGGTATGCTTTAGGTCTTTTGCTGTGTTTGTTAAATGATTTTTTCGCTGCTCCCTCTTTACGTTTCCCAAAAGTCAGCTTAATGCTTGACGATGAACCTGCCTTTACTGCCATAGATTAACTTAGTGTTTTGATTTTTTTATATGCCTCAGCTATTTTTGCTTTTAATTTTTCAGCTGCTTTTACTGTGTGTCCTTTTACTTCCAATGTTTGTTCTCCTTCAGATAGTTCATTTTTCATTCTTGATGTAAATTCTAGAATCTTATTCACCTCATCCAGTTTTCTATTTGCCACTTTTATGGCTTGGTGGTATTGTTCTGCTTTTGGACGTACCTTTGTTTCTGTTTTAAAACGTGAATAGTTTTCAGAAACTAAGTCATCTTCAAATAATTTCTTATAATCAATTGCTTTTGATTTGCGGTTTGGTATGGATGGAGCACCTGTGAAACCGTCCTGAGTGTAAGTGCTAATATCCGCTTTGCCTCCTGCTAGGATTGGAGCATCCTCTTTTACCCTTTTGAATGCTTTTGTTGATGCATACTGTTCACCAGTTCCTGGAGTAAAGCTAGCACCACCTGTTGTACCACCACCAGTCATACTACCAGCTGCACCGTCCTCTCTAACCACAGTACTCTTAACAATTTCTATTGCTTTTGAAGGTTCAATACGTCCTTTTGCTACTGCATTTACTAAAAGATCAATAGTATCCTTGCTTGCACCTAGTTCAGATAATGCACTTCTTAATGAATCAAATTCATCTAATTCTTCTCTTAAAAACTGAGTTGCAAATTGTATATTCATTTATTGTAGGGCTTTAAGCTCAGATATTAATTGATAGTACTGCATTAATCCTATTAATACTTCATCCTTAACTGACTCTTTTGATTCAATTGGTTTGATAAAATTTAGGACTTCTGCTATTTTTATCTTGGTTACTTGATCAGCTAAGGCCTCTTTTAGAGCTGTCAGCTCCTTTTTTACTTCGTCTAGCTTTTGATTTAAGTACTCTCTTAGTTGTTTAGTATCCGATATGTTGTTAATGTACTCTTTCAGTAGGCTTTTTTGCTCTTCTGACAGAGCTGCATACTTTGTATTGAATTTTTCAATTAGTATTTTATAGGCTAGTTGTCTGATCTCCTTATCCTCTTTCATGAAATCTTCAACTGCTTGAGAAGCTACTTTACGCTCTGCTAAGCCTTCCTTGGTTACATGCTCTAATAAGGTTAGCTTACTTGCCACAAGTTGGGAAGTGTTTCCGTAATTTGAGGTTAGCTGAGTCTCAACTATTGTATACACTGCTGCATATACTTTGTAGGTTGGGATCTTTGCTTTAAAGAAATTATCCAAGTCATAGCTCTTCTTAATCTCTTTAATAATATTATACTTCTCTTTATTAAGCTGTACTCTATCAAGTTTTTTAGCTTGCTCAACGATGGTTGAGACTAAGACATCTGCCTGTCCTTCAGACAGTTTTGGTGCATTCAACACCGTATTATATAGACTATACTCCTTACTAAGCTCAGTGCCAGTAAAATACTTTTTAAATATTTTTACTGCCTGAGGATCTTTTCTGGACATTAGATCTGAGGTTGCCTGTCTTACTAATAGTTCAAATAAGATTCCAGTATTTCTATACTTTGAATGTTTAATCATACGTATTTTGCTTATTAATAAATAGTAAGGTTTATGCCTGGTCAGGTCTTATTTGATCTTCATTTAATAAAGTACTCTCTTTAAACAACCCTACCTTTCGTTTTCCAAAGGATTCTAACAGTGCCTTGTTCTGTTGATACACCATCTTAGTCCTCAAACTACCTTCCATTGCAAGTGGAGAACCTCCTTGATATTTTGTCTTTAAGGCATCCTCTCCTGACTTTGGCTTAGCTTTTAGATCGTAAGTACCCATTCTATCTGTTCCTAGTGGATCATCACTAGTATTAATAAGAGATACTTTATCTTGTGGTCTACCTGGTAATTTAACAGGTTCATCTGGATTAATCTCATCGTATCCTTGTGGTACTTCTGTGTTGGCTAGGTTAGTATTACCATATCCACCATACATAGAAGCTATTTGGTGTGGTGTTCCGTATGCTTGTCCAGATTCTGCTGGGTCATTTCCTTCTTCCTCAATCTGAGTTAGTCTGAAGGCTCTTTTCTTGTCCTCTACTACTAAATCCCTGTACTCATCAAACTCGTCTTCACTAAAGTGGAATAGTTTATCGTAGATCCAGTCTGTTGGAAGTAGGTTATTTTCTAAGATTTGAGCTGCTAGATCAACCTTTTCCTTCATAAGAGCAACCCTTTCTTGATCATAGATGATGGAAGGAGTGGTAAGTGATAACTCAAAATTAGATACCGATTCGTCATCGTATCCGTTTGCATATAGGTGCACTAAGGCAATCTTAGTTAATTCACTCAATACAATACGTTGTAGTCTTTCTATCGTTCTTGCAAAACGAATATCTTCTGCTGCAAGAGTTGCTTTACCAGTCAAATCCTTCTCATATCCTAAGAAGGCTTTTGGTATTTTAAGTGCTGCAAATAATTTGTTTAGTAGGTAGTTAATATCCTCAATACCGTTATACTCTAGTGCCTTTGCAGTGTCTATTCTAGTTGATTGGTCATTCCCACGAACTGGAATAAAGAAATCCTCAAGCATGTTTTGTACGTTATACTTAACGTTGTAGTTGCCTGTTTGAGGATCAACAAGAGGAGTCTTCTTCATCTTGCTAATCATTCTTTGCATGTAGTTTTCTACTTCAGTTGGTGGAATAGCTCCCACATTTACATAGAAAATTCTTCTTTCCGGAGCACGTGTAATTCTATGAATCAACATCGCATCTTCCATTAAAATATACTGCTTAAACAATTTACGAGCGGGTTCTAAGTAAGAACGACCGTATGGTAGATAGTTAATATCTCCAATCAATCTCATGTGAGCCATCTCATAATTGTAGAAAGTAATTCCCTGGTCTGTATTTTGGTAGGATGTAGAGTATCCAGCAGTTGCACCTAAGGCAGCAGTTGGATCGTATTTAAAGATAACTTCAGATGGATTATGTGGATTGGTTCCTTCTAGTCTTACAATATTGTAGGCTGAGAATGGAATTACGTTATACACTCCAAACTTCTCAGCTATTTCTAATTTTAGATAGAAATCTCCGTACTTACACATACTTCTTATCCAAAACCACAAGTTAAATTCGATATTAAGTACGTCGTAGAATAGATTTGTAAGTATTTTTTGGATGTTTTCATCTGCAGATCTTATGTGAATCACATCTCCCTGCTCATTTTTTAAGGTACATTCATCTGCTATGATATCCAAAGCTGATGCAATGATTGGATCTGTGTCCATCGCTTCATAATCAGCATAAATTTGAACACGAGATGATTGATAGTTTTGTGCTAAATTTAGGTTAACTCCGTAGGAAGTTGAGGTTGTATAGACACGGTTAAAACGGTCAATAAGGGAGTTTGTTTGTAACACCCCATCCGTTTGTATTCTTTCTGTATCAATTGTCTTAAGAGCTCCTCCGTCATTACGGATAATTACATCTGTTGAAAAGAGTCTTTTTAATGCTGAAAATAAATTTCTTTGTTCTGCCATGTTGTTTTTTTATAGTACCCAACTAATATCGGTAGCTCCTGCTTGGCCTAAATCCATTGAGAATGGGTTATTTACGTATGTGTTTGCTGTTGTATAAACTTGAAAACCTTGTGTTGATTTCGAAAAACTACTCAAGCTTGCATAGGTTAAATCGTAGGCTGCTTGTCTGAACCGTAGCGCAGTATCTCTCAGGAATAATCCTATGCACCAAGGCATTACTAAGTCGTCATTATAGCCTGATAGGGCTTGTGGTTTTTGGTTCTTCCAAATAAATACCCTGTACTCTGCAAGCAATCTTGATGACTTCATTACAACACTTTTATCTTCAACAAAGGATCTTGCTTTTTCAATAACGAGCGGCCTTGTTTTTAGATTCATACTGAATCCTGGCACCATTCCGTCTCCTCTGTCAAATTTTAAAACGTATTGCTCTATCTGTGTTCCTACTACCTCTGACTTAGGAGAGTAGTATAAATTACGATAAGCCATTTCTTCAATGGTTGTAACCACATCCCAACCTATTCCAGAATTTTCCACTACAAGTAGTGCTTCATTCCACTCCACTGCTACAGACACTAGAAACCTTGCAAATTGCTTTGTTGGTATTTGATCTTTATACTCTGCTACCTGTGTCATAGTTTCAATATCAACTACATGACAAGTTGAAAAGTCTTTTCCGTCTCCTCTTGCTACGTCAGCTACAACCATATAATTCCTAGTTGGATCTGGTTGATTCCATAGCCAGTAGTGTCCCCCTATGCCTCTTCTTTCAATAGGTTCTTCTATTGTTGTCTTTTCATAATAGGTAAGAGTTTCTGGTTCAATTACAGTATCCCCTGACGTACTGAAGTCACAGTCACATTCCTGTGCCGCTCCTCTTACTCCTAACTGTTTTGTTTGTTCGTCTCTCCATTCTTGGGTTCTTTCAGGATGAACTGTCCAAGGTAAACTTATTGGAGTAAACTTATTTTCAGCTATTTGAGCTCTTGAAAACTCTTTGTGAAACCAGTTACCAACCCCGTTTGGAGTTGATAAAGCTATACATTTACCACCCGTTGCAAGGGTTTGTTGAGCAGCTATGAAGATATCTTCGATCTTATCAATGAAGGCTGCTTCATCTATTATTAACAAGGATACTGCCTCAGAACGTGCAGAGTCGATTGCTGCTGACACTGCCTTAATTTGAGAACCATTTTTAAGTCTTAGACTTAGACGGTTATGCTCCGTTACTGGAAGTTTCATCCAGGCTGGTAGGTTGTCGTATGCAAACCTTACCTTCGTTACCATATTCTTGGCAGTTGCTTGAGTTGTTGCAAGTACAAGAATATTTTTATCTCGTTCAAACAGCATTAACCATAAGGCAAGAGCTGATGATAAGGTTGATATACCAAGCTGCCTTGATTTGTTTATGATCGTATAGTCATACTTTACTAAGAGTTTCAAAACTTTTTCCTGAAAAGGATAGAGAGCAAAGCTCATTCTACCTTTGGTTGGATGCTGGATTGTGTAATACTTCTTCATGAAGTAAATCGGATCCTCCTTGCATTTTATGAGTTCACTCTTAATTGCTTCGCTTATACTAGCCATAATAAAACCTATTTAATTTAAACTATCCCTCAAGATCATCCTCATCTTCAGAGTCTAAGGTCATTCCTTGACTAAGTTTACTTCTTAGTATTTTAATTCTTTCTGGGATACCGTTAATAAGATGCTTATATTGATCCAAGTCAATAACATTTGCACGAAGTTGCATTATAAGTTTATCCTTTTTAGCTTCCAGAGTACTTAGCTCTTGATTAGTTTGGCCAAGGTCATCGGTAGGTACCTCTGCTGATTTTACATCCTTTGCTGTTGGTTCATTTTCTGAATCATCTGAGTAGTCTTCATCCTCGGAGTCATCTTCATAATCTCCGTCAGAGTCAGCATACTCTTCGTCTGGGGTATTGTCTAGATCAAGGTCTTCGTTTAGTTTACCCCTGTTTGTTAATTTATTCTCTAATAAGAACTTTGTTAAGTCGAAGCTCATGATGTTATATTTCTAATAAATAGCTACAATTAGTATTCTAACTTTGTTAACTCCTCCAGAGTAACTTCTTTGTATTGGTTTACTAACTGATCCCATACTGATTTTGAATACTTGATTCCAAAGATGTAATACTCAGGAGCCTTTTTATCGTCCTTTGCATGCACTAAAGCAGGTCCTACTACAGAGTGCATTTTAGCATTCTTGCCTGGTTCTTGAAAGTAGCTAATTGTTTTTCCGCAAACCGTACTAATTGTCTTTGTGGCACATGTCTTTTCCATATTTTATATCTGTTTTTACCTAACATACTAAATTAAAATGTAACAAGCAACAAAAAACCCTTCCTGGTTTGGAAGGGCTTAGTTTTTTATGATTCAGTTTCACCAGCTTTCTCTTCTGCTGGGGAAGGTGTTTCTGGAGCTCCTTTCGGTTCTGATCCTTCGGCAGCTTCTTCTCCTCCTTCAGGTCCTTTATTGTGGATTGGATTTCCTAGAGACAGCAACCTTGCAATAGCTTTCATACACCTTTCTTTCTCTCCTACAGTTTGTAAGTAGAATTTCTTTCCAGCAACACTTGCTTCGTAGGCTTTTCCTAAATAGGTTAGGTAAAAATCTTGATCGTTGTGTAGTACGATTTTAAAAGTTGTTGGCTTTGGTGCTGTAATATAAATGCCTGTGATATAGTCTTTGTAGGCACTTGACATTAGCATCTGTAGGGTTTCTGTCATAGAGGGATACTTCTTAAGAATAAATCCAATAGGATCGTCTTCAAATGTTTGAACTTTCGGTTCCATCATTTCAACCTCCTTTAAAATTAATCTTTTTATAATATCTCTATTAGTCATCATGTTCTTTTTAATAAATAGACTTAGGCAGTTAAAGCATTATAGAATTTATGAAAATGAGCAGTTCTATCTGCTAATCCAATATAACCTCCATTAACTTTTTTAGTAATTACTTTTACAACATCATCAGTTGCACCTTGATCTGCTACTGGATTCAGTTTCATGTTGATTGTATACTCCCAACAAGCAGCATCTAATGCATAATGGTTATCTGAACGTAATAGATCAGCTGTTTCTTCTACTGTCTTACCTAGATAAGCAGCATATCCTTTATAAGCATCTTTACCAGTTAACTGTAACCAGCCACCTCCACGGAAACGGAAACCATCACCAGGATTGTTATTACCCATTCTACCACCGTAAACTGCTTCAGCAAGTTTTTCTTGGTTTTTTACATAGTCATGAGCATTTTTCTTACCGCCAGCTCCATCTAAACTAAATCTTGATGGCCAAATTTCTACTAATCTTGCAGGAGTTGGATAGTTCATACTTTCTGTCTTGATTGTGAAATCACCACTCTCATGAGCTATTTGAGCTAGAAAATGTGCTGCTCTAAGGTTAGTGTTTACACCATACTTTTCAAATGCAGGAGGCAGTATATCTAAAACTGCTTGAGGGATTTTACCCTTTAATTTACTTAAATCCATGTTTAATTTGTTTTATATAAATAGTTTACTTATTAGTGTATCTTGTAATCTTCGTACTTTAATTGAGGCATTGAAGATAGTACTCTTGTCTTTAATGCTTCTACTGTATTTTTAGCTTTTTGACTTTTAGCTGTTGTATTTGGAGGACAGATTGTTGCTGGTATAACTAATCCTGTAATCATTTTATCTCCTTTTTTAATTGTCTTTTTCTCAAAAGAAACTAGTCCTTTGTACTTTCCATCTTCGTTTGCTTGCTTAAGTGCTTCTTGAGCTTTTTCAAAGTTCTCCTTACCACCGAAGTTGTAAACAAAAATACCCGCATCAGTTCTCATTAATAGTTTTTGTTCTGCTTCAAATACTGCATACGCTGGTAGTTCCTCCTGCCCTTGCATCTCAGCTTGCTGTTCATGCATAAATTCTTGTACGGAGTGAATGTAGTCGGATGCTAGAGTAATGTAAGCAGATACCCAACCTGGTAAATCATCTCCTGGTTGAATTGTGTTTATTAGTTTAGATGCATTAGAAACTAAATCTCTCAGTTCACCATCTGCCATAGATGCTTCGTGGTCCATGTGCTCTTCTCCTGGATTCCAGTCAGTTGGGTTTCTTTCGCATCCGTCGCACTCCTCTAGGTGTGCAAACTTGTTTGGTTTACCTGCTTTTGCGTCTCTATAGCCTTGCTCATATGAATCTTTTACAGTCTTTTGCCAGTTGGTTAGAGGCTCCTCGGATTCATGCATCTTTTTAGCCTTACTTTTCCACATTGCAGCAGCAGCTACTTTTTGACCAGCTTCTTTCGAACCATATTGTTTTTCAGCTGCTTTTGCAACTTTATCAAATCCACCATGTCCTACCTTCTCACCCTTGTGTATTTTTTTTTCAATACTAGTTTTTTGCTTCTTGGTTAAACCTGCAGAAGGAACTTTTTTAGCTTCTACTAATAAATCGGTTAGCTTTATCATGTTTATATTTATTTAATATTATTTTCTTTTTTTCCTTTATTTACTATTTGCTTGTATTCAGGTCTTGGTTTACCTCTCTTCCTATCTATAGCAACGTAAGTCAAACATTTTTTAGTTCCGTGAGGAGTTTCTATACTCATATAGTGCTCGGTATAATCACCTATATCAACACCCTCTCTTTTATCTAAGGTATCTATATCGGATTTGGATATTTTCCACACAACTCCCTTTACGTGAGAATGTTTACCGTCTCTTATTATTGTATCAACCCCCTCTCTATTTACTCCTCTTTGCCATCCATGTAAAATACCATTAGAGTATTTTTTAGCATCTGGACATCTATGTTTTATTCTCTCGTGTTCCATATTAGAGCCATAAGCGAAATAAAAAATATTAGGTTCAGCCGATTCTTTTAATATGTCTAGTAATTTAATCACTTAGTCAAATTTATGTGGATTATCTGGGAATTGTACTCCAGGAAACCCTGCTTTGTACATTTCAGTAAAATTATCAAACCCATTTATTTTAGGATCTTGAATAAGTTTGTATAGTTCATCTGCAGATGTTCTAGTATTTTCATACGGATTAGGTCTATTAAATAATACGTTTAATTTTCTTACTGCTGATTGTTCCTGTACTACCTTAGTAAGGAAAGCATATCTTTCTTCCACTGTATATCTACTTGGATCTATTTTAAATTGAGGATTTCTACTAATAAAATTATTAAAGTTAGATGTAAATGCCTGTCTTTCTTCTTTACTTAGTTTTTCACCTTGTAAATTTAATTTAGGATTAAACTTATCATTAAAATCACGATTTTCTTGTTTAGCAGATTGTCTAGCAGCTTCAGCATCTTCTTTTGACTGTTTTTTCATTAACGCTCTATCTTCAGGTGATATCATCTGATAGTTAGCTCCGCTAATTTTTTTATCTAGATCAACTTGAGATCCGGCTAATAGTTTAGCATTCTTAGGGTCGTTTGGATTTTGCATTGCTGCTTGTAGCTGTTGAGAACATTGTCCGTAGGAGTGTCCTACTAGACATGCCGACATAAATGCCATAGCTCCTGCTTTTAATGCTTTATTTTCATTTAACTCAGGATACTTATTTAATATGTCTTGTTCTAATAGTACTTCTGTTAGTACTTGTTTTAATTTAATCATCTGAATCTCTTGGTTTAACGGAGTCTAAAATTATTACTTCTATCTTTGGTTCGTAATCGTCTGGTAATCTATTATCATATCCTTTAAATTCAGAGTGTGCTGATGTGCCTCTATATACGAATTTAAGTTTGTTTAAGTTCATCATGATTTGACCTATAGTACGCATTTTATGAATATTATCATGTCTGAATGGATTCATAAAAGGATCTGATTCAGTTTGTTTAGCCATTGCATCTAGTACTTCGTTCCAATCTTCTATTTCATCTAGGTTTCTTGCAGCTAAATCTCTTCTTGATAATGATGATCTTCTTTTAACACCTTGAGTATAACCTGCATCCTCATGCTTTATTCCATGGTTTGATCTTGTGTGAGCTTTCTCTTCTCTGTCTAACTTAGTTATAATAGGTGTATTCTTACTTGTAGATTCAACATTATAACTAACTTTTGGTGTAGCTACCATCACATGTCCCTTTACACCTACGTCTTTTTTATCTTTACCTACAAAGGATACAATAGATTTAATAGCCTCTCTAATAGAGTTTTGTTTTAATGCATGTCTAATCTTAAGACCATCAGTTGATGTAATCTTCTTCTCAGTAGCATCGTGATTACCCTTTTGCTTCTTTTCTATCTTATCACTTTCTTTTTCATCTTTATCTACTAGTAGACTTGAATTTACAATACCAATACCATGTTCATTCATACCTTCACACCAGTCTGTATCTTCATCTAACCAGTATACTACTTCAACACCGTCCATTAATTCATGAACAATACGTATTTTAGCAGTATAGCCTCTATCTCTATTTTTGGCTAATACAGTATCACCGTCCAGATGAACTGCAGC